CACATTTTCTGCACCACCTCGACTATCCCCTGCATAATACATTTGAACCCCTCCTACTATAAATGGTTTATCTTTGTCAATAGGTTTGTTTTGTGATACTTGTATATGCGTTTCTCTAGGCTCTTTTGGATGTCCTTTTACCCACTTCTTTTCATAAAGGTAAATGCTTTCATCTATTTGCAAGTCCTTTGCTTTCTCACTTGCCATTAATGTTTCAGTTTTACTTATCATCAATGCTCGTGCCTTTACGTTTATTCTACCCTCTAAACCACTTCCATTACTCCCTAGTGTATAGCTTTCAATTCTTTTACTTAACTGCCTTGTCGTATCCCCTGCCTCTATTCCATCGGTAAATGCCTTACTTACTAGCTTTCTTGTTGTATCGGTTATATCTTTAATGTGTTGACCTCCGATTGTGTTTAGATACTCCTGCATTTGTGCTTTGAAGATATCCGAACCAAACCCCACCGATATATTAGCACTATTAGGTAAACTTCGCATAAATAACTGAAAAGTCTTTTTTGCTGACCTATCGCCTACAATAGAAATAAACTCGTTAAATGCTTGTTGAATCGGTAGCGTAGTGATTAACTCAGTACTCATCGCATTAATTAGAACTATCTGTTGAGTTCCCTCTAACGATGCAAGTATCGGATCTATCTGTTTCTTTAACGCTTTTGAAAATTTAGCATACCCCAATAGATATAATCGAAGTCTAAACGCCTCCCACTCTTTTGTTATTTTTTCTTCTTTAGTCATTAGTATAGTCGAAGTTCTTTAGGTTTGCATCCATTGGCACAGAAACTTCATCTAACGGCACATAACTTGTCGGTATATATACTTTATCCATTAACGCATCGGTGCTTACCTCACGTCCCATTTGTGCTAACTTCTGATTAGGAGTAATCCACCAAGCTTTATCTAAAGCATCAACAGTTTCTTTTAAATTCTGTTGCATTTCCTCGAAGTGAGAAATATCATAACCTACATAAATACGAGGGTCTTCGATAATATCGGTGTAAGCATCTGCTAATAAGTTCAACATCGGAGTAATTACATTATTAACTAATGATTTACTCGCTTCTTTTTTGTTGTTATACGATGCTGAATCTAAACTAAATAAAATAGGGTCAATACCGAACGCCTTTGCAATCATTTGCTCATCAAACTCTATTGATTTTAACACCTCTAAATCTGCTGGGCTTAATCCTATTTGTTGATAGTTTACAAGTCCATTAGTAGCAGTTATTCTATGTGAGTTATTAGTTCCAGTACTCTTTTGTGCTATCTTCTCGTTTAGGTGGTCTAATTGCTCAACGCTCATAGTCATATCCTTATCAGCACTTGAAATAAGCCCTGATACACCACCATTTAAGAACGCTTTAATCTTTGCATTTGTTCCCTCGTTTGATGATTGTACGGTGTTTAGTGCTGCTTGTAGTGGTGCTTGTCCATATAGTTGACTACCTGAAATATCCCAATTAGGATTAAAATATTTAACGTGGATAATTTCTTCTGGTGCGAATGTAACCTCTTGATTACCTATGATTAACTTGTAACCCTTAATAGGCTCAAATTGCCCACCTCCGATAATCTGTACATATTGACTAGGTAAAGCGTAAACCCTTGCAGTTTGCCCTTTGTTTGCTCCAGTTTGAAACTTAATTCGATAAAGGTATAAATCCCCAGTGATGCTTAACCAACTTGCAGAACCCTCTACAAATTGTTGTTGTCGTTCCATTTCGTTGGGCTTTCTTAATAACTGATTAGCTGGATGGCTCTTATCTAACTCTACTCGTTTGTCCCCTTGCCACTCATAAGCGTAAAACCTTGCGTTTGCTGCCTTTCCTGAAATTAGCTTAATCGCTGAATATGCAGAAATATTTTTCTGATAGCCCTCTTTTACATAGCTTTCTTTATTTTGTGTTAGCGTGTAAAACTGCCCATTGAAGAATGAATATACAGCCTTGTATAGATTATTTGTAACATTGTCGCTATTTGTAAAAGCCTGAAATGCTGCTTTTGTTCTGTTGAGTAAACCCATATGATTGATAACAATTTAAGCAAAAATACTAAAATTATTAGCAATAAACAAACTACCTATACACTATGTATATGAATCCAAGCACGTTTCTTTTTAATATTTAATACTAACCTTTGGGATATATTAAACTCTTTAGCGATAACTCTTTGTGGTTTATCTGAATTAAATATGTTTATAGCTATACTATCGTTTATTTTATGATTTACAACATTAACCCCATTATAGATTATTTTTAGGTTGTTATTAATAGCGTGTATCTGATTTTCTCCATTAGTACACCACTCTAAATTATCTACTCTATTATTACTTTTATCGCAATCTATATGATTTACTTGTGGTTTATTATTATGATTTTCTATAAATGCTTGTGATACTAACCTATGTACTGAATAAGTTTTATATCCTAAATCTACTCTATGATAACCTTTTTTAGTTACCATTGGCTTTAAAATATAATTAGTTCTCAAATTGCGAACTTTACCATAATTACTAACCTCATAGTTAGTATTATCTTTAACGATTGCCCAAATTTCTTGCATTTTATTTGCGTTTAATGTGATGCGTTTAAAGTAAGTATATGGAAATAGTAAACGCTTCTACTTATCAAGTGGTTAATTACTCCACTCTATCCATATACAAATATACGTTATCTTACTGCAAATTCAAAGTTTCTCAACTCAAAATACATCCTCATCATAAGCATATCACTTATGTCTGGAGAACGACCTAATTTCTCTTTAACTTTATCCTTTGGCATAATAGCAAGTTTACCATCTTTGTCAGCATTGTGCCTCCAAACGTATTCTAATTCCTCGCTCAATGATTTTTTAATATTAACATCGTTGCATTGTACATACATTCCTCTATCGTTTATCTTTTCTGATAAAAGGTAATAACACTCTGATTTTAAGTTTACATAATTACCCTTTATTGCCCTTGCATTATTAATGAAGTTTTTGCAATTAAGTATATCAGCAACACCACCCCCAACACCATCAGAATCCACTACTATTGAACTCATAGGTACATTATGCTTTAACGATAGGCTCTTAATCAATTCCGATACTTCTTTTACGTTTAACTTGCTCTTAACTATAACCTCCTCGCACCTATAACCATTCCATATCCCTATTACCGTTCTATCTGCTCCGTATCGTGCTATATCGGCAGTTATGTATATTTTACCATCTTGAACGTGGTCGTTTGTATAAATGTCTGAAATTGCATCATATTCGATTAATGCTAAATCATTATTGTTGTATTCCCAGTTACCAAATAATAAACGCTCTTTGCTTATTCTATCTAAACTCTGTAAGTTCTCAATGTAGTACTGGCTTATAAATGGGTTATCGGTTACTAATGCCTGAATAAATGCCTTTTCTTTGCTTAATGTACCCTCTTTATTTGGCTTATAAAATTCTTGATATATAAATCCCTTGTCAGGGTTACAAGTACCTAGCATCTTTGGTATTAGGTTATGCTCATCAAGTCTATACCTTATCCTTGACCTTACAATATTCCACGCTTTCTCTGAAATCTGATTACACTCATCTACAAATGCTCCAGAAATTTCCAATGAGCCTAACTCATCAAAATTAGGGTCTGATGGGTATTGCTCTAAATCTTTTAATAGAATAACTGACTTATTGTAAAACGTGATTATATTACTTTGTGCATTATAAGTGTAGTGTTCCCCTGCTTTTATCCCCTGATGCGTACATACATCAAAAAATGAGTTTAACGTAGTGTCTTTTAAAGTCTTTAATACTGCTCTACCTATTAACCATCTAGTTTTAGGGTAACGTAGGCAGTTCTTTAATACCCAGTAACAACCGAGAAACGATTTAGCACTTCCAGCACCACCACCGAAAATTATTTGCCTAGTAGTTTCATTCTCTAGGTAGTCTAATGCTATTGTTTGCTTTTTAGTTAATTTCACTTGTTTTGTCGGATACGTTTAGAATATTTTACTACTCTTTTGGGTTTTCGTATGTTCTTTCTTCTATCCACTTAATAGATAATTCCCCTTTTGCATCTAAATTTACATCCTGCCTTGCTAGTTTTGGCTTAACATATTCCAATAATGCTAAATAAGCATCAATGTATTTAGTCGGGTTTTTCTCTGCTAATGTTTCCATAGCTTCGTTAAAACGACCTATACCACCCTCTATGATGTCCTCACAAAAGGTTTCTAGTATTAATGTCTTTTCAGACTTAATACCTTTAGGTTTGCCTTTGATGTTTCCACTTTGTCCTTTCTTGAAAGCCATTGATTTTTATTGATATTATCAAGCACAAAGGTACATAATTACTTTTATTTAATCAATAAGGCTATTTTAAGCGTTCTCTTGCTTGTTTAAGTTTACTTTCATACCATTGTATCAAAATTTGATATGCTTTGTTATATCGCTTTATTTTAAGCCATTTTAATGTTTGCTTTCTATTCATAATATATCGTTATTTCTAATCAGCCCTAATTTCTCCACTTTAAGCACAAAAGCGACAAACTCTATCTTATCTTTTGGGCTAAAGTTTCTTTTTATCCTATTCTCGTATTTCTCAAAGGTAGGGTTTTCTCCTACTATCTCAATGCTTTTAGGTTGTCCATTGACTTTTAGTTTACATTCCCAGTAGCTAATCATTTCAGTACTTGTGTTAATCGGTACATTTTACCTAACTGATATTTACCGTTGTTTCTTGCATATGCAGTTTTTACGCAGGGATATGGTCGTTTACAATTATAGTAAATTTCAAAGTAAGCCCATTTTTCATCAATGTCTACGCATTTACCTTTTTCGGTTATTGTTATTGCTCCAGTACGACACGAAGCGAATAGTAGGAGTATTGCTATGTATTTCATAATTTATGTATTTTGTCTGGTAATTTCCTGCTCCTTGCGTAAATATGCTATCTTTTGCGTTAATACATCTATAAACCCACTCGTAGCAAAGGAATAGTTTTTTAACTCGGTGTACCTTTCATCAAATCTATTTTCGGTTTCTCTAAATTCTTTTATTTCAAGTTCGGCTCTCATTTGCCTATCCCCCATACTACCATCCCCGTTTATTACCCTATTTGCATATTCTTGTTTCCGTAAAGCGTAGGCATCATTATAGCCCTTGTGTGCTGCCGTTTGTACTTCTACAAGGTAAGCAAGGTATCCAGCAAGTTTTAGGTTTAAATCAATTAACTGGGCTATTGATTGCGTTTTATTAGCTTCTGCGATTGCTAACTTTATTTTCTTTATTACATCGTGCATATTTCAAATTCTATAAAATGGTCTTTTGTAATTACTTTGTTAATACATAACCTCATAACATCTCTATCGTTTATACCATACTTTTTCTGTAAAATGTCTAGGAATGGTTTAATGGGGTTATCTATATCAGATAAGGCACTTATACCAAACGTAACATTAATGTCGTATGGTGGGCTTAATTTTAGCTTTGGTAGTAAATATAATAATTCAATCTCATACGCTTTGTATTTAGGTGTTTTAAACCTTTTACCCTGCCAACATTCGTTTACTGATAATGGTTTTATTTTGATTTTTGGCATCTTAAAAATTCTTTAGTATAAACTTCGTTATGTGCTTTATCGTGGCATTCTCTACATAGGGCTATTAGGTTACTGGCATCATCTTGCTTATCCTTTTCTTTTTTGCCAAAATGCGACCTATAAACGATATGGTGTATATCTACACTTTTAGCACCACAACACTCGCAAGGTATAAAGTCGGTTACATCGTATCCATAATGTTTAAGGTAGTTTTTTACGTGGTTTTGCATCTCTATATTTCATATACTCTTTAGGAATAGTTACAATAGCACAACTTCTACAATAACCCTTTAAAATAGGTTTACCAACTTCGCATCTCTTACAAACTTTCATACTCTCTCTGTTTTAATCTTAAATACTGCTCAATAGATAGCATTTTACCATCCACCTCTAAAAATCCTTGTAAATATCCTACTTTACTCTTAAACTCTGCAATCCACTCATTAACCAGTTTTTGCTCCTCGCTTAATTCCTTTAACTCCTGAACTTGAAATTGTGCTTTTCTCTTTTCGCTCTGCTTTGCCTTAAACTCTGCAATCATTTTTATTGTCGCTTCGCTCATTGGTTCTCTTTTCTGCTCTTCTGATTTCACTCGGTTAATACTTGATGCTTCTTGTGTTCTGTTTTCGCAATACGTTTCAAGCATCATAAAGAATGTAGGCATATCAAAACTACCATAGATTTTACCATACTTACCCATTTTTACGTTCTTCACAAAAAGTAACATATCTTCCCACTTTAAGAAAAAGTAGTCAGCTAAAATGATATTAACCACTTCCTTTATTTCCTCATCACTTAAACTCTTATGCTCATCTACTTTATAAACGCTACATACCTCTATGAGTAACGCAGTAAGGTTAAGCACTATGTTTGAGTTATCCTCGTTCCGTAGGGTCGCTAAATGCTTCGATTTGGATGTTATTATTCCCTGAACTGATAATGCGTTCGAGTCTGCTAATTTTACTAACTTGTCCATTTTGCTTTAAATATGCTTGTTCTTTTTGTTTACTATCGCTAAAAACTAAACCTTGATAACCCCCTGCTATTGCTTGTTCGATTAATACTTTTTGATATTCAGGTGCAAACTCTGATAGCTTTTTTATTGCCAGTCTAATTGCAGTTTCTGTTTTATTTTTCCATTTAGGCTCTGCAATTAGCGTAAGCATCAGTTCTGTTTGTTCTTCGCCTATATTAAAGGCTCTGCAATAAACTCTCACAAAGCCTTTTTTTTGCTCTAATTTCATAACTCAAATAAAAACATTTGTACATACTTTAAATAGTCAATAGTATCAAGTAAGGTTACATCGTCAATCGTACATTCAACACCTACGAAATTATCGTACTTATTTAATCCCTCACGTTTTAACCAGTTTAGGAATATATCAGTTTTAAAATGAAACTCATACTCCTCGCCTTGTACATCAAACTCTACATTGATAAAATCAACCTCATCTGTTTCAACTCGATGTGCGTTGTAAAGTTCAAAAGATAGCTTACGACCTTGCGTAATCTTATCTATAAATTCTTTTAGTTCTTGCTTGTTCATTTTGTTTAGGTTTTGTTTTTTCAAATATCGGTAATATTTCAATTCATATTTAAATTATTTGCTATTTGGAATCGTTCTAAAATATTGCAGTATTTGTTGTAAAACTGCACCTTATACCTCGAATCTATACTCATCGTGTCTTTTATTCTATCTCGGTAGTAATTAATTGTAGAATGGTCTTTACCAAATACTCGCCTAATTTCACAATCCCTGAAGCCTAATAAGTTTAATACATAGGTGCTTTCTGCTCTGGTATCTACTACTATTCGTTTTCGGCAGTTGTTTTTTACTTCTGTAAATGATAATCCATTTATTTGTGCAACCTCTGTTATAATGTTTATTATCGTTTCAACAGAGTAATCCTGTACGTTTTTATTCCTAATGTAAAACCTATCATTGATAAGGTTTACTGCTTCTTTAGTTGGTGTTATTCCTACCAATTTAAAGAGTTCATCTGCGTTTATGTACATTAGTTTATTTTATAGTTTACAAAATATTTGCCGTTATTTTCTACTCTTTCACTTACAATGCTCTTACCCTCATTTCGTAAAACGTGGATATAGTGTGCAAGTCTTGTTATCCTGTAATTTTGTATAGCTTCCCAACTTGTTATATTACCATATATTTCAAGGTGGTTTTTTATTAGTTCTTTCTGTTTCATTTTGTTTGAGGTTATGCCCCATTTAAGGGGCTTGTGAAATTTAATTAGGTATATTTGAAACTTTTACAACTTTATCTACACCATTTGTTAAATTAATATAGTTTATTGCTCTTTGTACTTCATTTCTAACCTCTGAATCATTCTCTAAACAAGAACCCATTACTGCATAAAGATTACCAGCAGTATGTAATAATACTTGTTCTTCATCTGCAACTGCAATAAAAAAATTATCACTATTTTCTATAAAACGGATTAACTCGTTTATGTCTTTTTTTGTTAATTTCATAATTTTAAATTTAGTAGTTTAATTAAAAAGGTAGAGAAATATCATCTGCAATATCCTCATTCGCATCGCTAACTTTTGCCTTTGGCACATAGTCATCGTGGTACAATGTATGAGTATTACCAAACTTATCAGGCTCTTTTAATTCACTCATTGTTACTCGAATGTAACCTTTTTCATTTGTTGGTAATTTCATTAAATCATCCAGTTTCATAGATAAGTTAAAAAATACTCCGAATTTGCCTTTAATAGCCTTGCTATTGCCAACATACTTTTTTTCTGCCATTTTATATATATTTAATTGTTCCTAATCTTTTTTTTACTTCTGCATCGTATTCCTCTAACCACTCTCGGCACTTAATAACCTTGTCGTATATTTCCTGCTCTTTAGCTTCATCTCGCTTAAAAGAGTAAGCACACCATCTTTGGTTATTAGGTACTTTATCGTAGCTTATCTCTACACCATAATTAGCCTCACTAGGCGTGTTCATTAGTGCATAGAATAGTATCGCTTCATCACACCCAGTTAATGCCATATATGCCCTTAATTGCCATTCGTAATCTGTGTTAATTCCTTCACTCGCTTCGATTAATGTTTTTCTATTCCAAGAGCATTTTAAGTCTATTACTTTGTTATCTATAATAACATCGGGAGTGCCTACTAGATAATCATTCGCAAATATGTTTATGTTTTTATCTGCAATCCCATAGCCTAATTCAGTAGCCATAAAATCAATAGCTTTATCTTCCATTAGAATACCCTTTGTCATATACTTGCTTTTTATATCCTCGAATGAATCAGAATACCATTCCTGCAAATAAGTCTTACAACCTGCCGATAGTTCGCCTTTTGTTTTTGCATTACTCATCAACTTACCTAGAGCAGATGGTCTAGCCTTAAATATACGCTCCATTACGCCTCTGTTAATTTAGCTAAAACATCAGGGCTAATATTGTACTTTTCTTGAATAGCTTTTAATTTTGTTTTATCAGCTAAAAATGCTTTTCTGCAATTAACAAAGTTATCAGAGTTTAACATCAGTTCAGGTTTAACTGCTTTTGCTCCTTGACTTGCTTTGTTACCATCATCATCTTCATCAATGTTTAGGTTTAAAATAGCACCTATTGCATATCTCCTTTGGTAGGTAATAACACTACCAGCATCTTGTGGGGAATGTTTTACTGGTTGCATCTCGTAGGTGCTTTGCATATATTCCCCTGATATATGTTGTAACCTCGTAGTTAGCTGATATAAGCCAGTAGGAAACTGAATAATAATTAACCCACAATCAGTCAAAGGCTCTGTAATAACGTCTAATATAGTCGCTAATGAAGCGTACTTCGATTTAAAGAAAGGGTTATTATCTGATTTAATAATTTTACCTACTTTTTTGTGGAACTCTAAAAGTGCCAATGGTAGTTGTTCTAATTTTTCGCTAGTTTGCATTTTTTAATCTGTTTAGATGTTCGTTAAATTTACTTTGTTCTTTTTCTCTGATTTGGTATTTTAAGTACTCGCCTTGTAATACCTTGTCTGCGTTTCTGTCGGCTCTCGCTTGGTCAGTTAAGCGTGTTACCTTTTCTAATCGTTTATTCATATTTAAGTTCGCTTAAAAGTGTGTTAATTCTATTTCTTAACCTTGCTTTAATTAGTGCATAAGTTCCTAAATTCTGTGAGTGGAATGTTATACCATTATAAAGGTCATTGTGCATATTATGTTCTTGTAGGTATTCAATGCTTACCCTTTGTCTACGAGCAAGGTTTACCAGCATCACTTCGTAATCATTAAGCAATGCTAGTTTTTTTAGCCTATAATTCATCTTGTAAAGTTGTTACTAATTCTTGTAAATCGGGATGGTTGTAAAATCTCATTCTATCAATAATCGCTAATTTTTGCGATAAGAATGAAGCGTTAAAAAAATCCATTGACATCGTGCGATATAAATGCTCGTTATAATCGCTTATACGAAAATCTATTAGTTCGTTATCGCTTCTGCTGAATACTGGAGTTAATACACCTTGTGCATCTACTACCGTTGTTAGTTCTAAATCGTGTATCATTTTTGTTTTGTTTTATGATGCTAAATTAAGGTTATTTTTGCTCTTGTCAAGTGTTATTTGCAATTTAGAATTAGTCTAAACTACTCCGATTTATCATTCCAAGCAGTTGAAAATTCAGTGTTTTGGAATAGTGCTGCAACTCCAGTAATTTGTTTTAATCTCAATAACTCATCTTTATCCATACCGATATGTCGTAATATCCAAGCATCTCCCATCCCTGCTTCTGTTAAGTCCGATACGATGTTACTCATCAACTCTATTGAGTGTGACCCTCTTGCTCTATTGTGTCTAATAGTAGATGCCATACGATTAGATAAATCTTTTTGTATAACTACTATTGGTAAAAATCCTTGCTCACGTTCATAAATACGCTCACTTGTTTTAAGCGTTGTATATCTATGGTATCCATCCACAATCTCATAATGGTCGTGTTCTTCTACATAGTAACATACAATAGGCATCGTATAACCATCTTCCCATATTGATAATTCCAATAACTTCATTTCAGGTGGTGCTACTGCATTAGGGTTGTATGCGTTTGCTTTAATCTTTGATTCGTGCACTCTTTGAACTCCGTAAACTGGCGAAGTAAATTTTTGTTTTTGTTCTGTAAATAGTTCCATTTTTATAGGTTTTTATATTTGTCTAATGCTTGTTTTTTTACTCTGTTTTGGTCTTTTGTTCTACTGCATCCCATATATTGAAGTGCGAAATCGTTTTTCATTATCGTTATACATACTGCTTTCCAACTTGGTATATGTCTAAAATCAAACTTCTTTGTTTCTTCGGGGAAATCGCTTTTAATTTTTACTATCTCATAGATATTATCTTTAGTACATAGCTTTGAAACCTCTTTAGTATTTTCAACTTCTAATCCTATATCCTGCATATACTTTATAACATCGGGATTTCTACCATAACCCTTATCGACCCAACTTTTCTGAAATCTTTCTAAATGAAATTTAAACTTTTTTTTTGTCACTTCGGGTAATGTATCCATAAGGAAATAAGCGTACTGCTTCCAAGTAAAATGTTCTGGCTTCGATATTGTTCGCCATCCCATAGCAGAAGTACCACCATAAATACCTCCAAAGTTACAACCATTAACCCTGCCAACCATACGACCCCAGTTATTGGGGTCTATTACTCTGTAAAGTTTTAAATTATCCTGCCCTGATAAATGGAATGGGGATGCTACCCTCATTTGGTCTATTGTTAAACCTGCCTGATAGTATAAATCATAAATCTTATTATAGTCAAATTCATACTTTGCATTACATACCCATATATCCTCTGTTATCCAATCGTAAATTGGGTAAAAGTTTGTAGTATTTTTGTCCACTATTTTAGAATAGTTTAACCCCTTATGCATATGCTTTCTATGTTGCGAAGTAAAAATAGCACGTCTTGTCAAACTTTCTTGTGCTCTAATTCCAATCAATACGGCAGTCTTACCATACTTATCCCCAAACCATTTAGAAAAATGTATCCTTGCATCAAAACCTTTAGTACCTTTAATAAATTCATAAGGGCAATTATCCTCATTAACTACATAGTCAAATTCAGGCATCGGTCTAACCCATATATCTTTCTTATCCTTATCCCAAGGTATCCAACGTGGCTCATACATTGAAACAGAACAAGCAGCCGAAATAGGTAAACATAACCAATATTTACGCTCTACTTCTAAATCTCTAAAGGCTCTTTCTGCGTACTCATCAGTATATCTGTATCCTGCTTCGTAATCTTCATAGTAAAATGCAAGTTTATGTAATAAATTATTTTCTTTAGCATACTTATACGCTAAATTTAACACAATACCTGAATCTTTACCACACGAAAAGGCTACTAATACATTCTCAAAATCCCTGAAAATAATTTCTAATCTTTTTTGTGTTGCATCGTAAACGTTCATAAGTTTAATTTAAGTTGGTAATTATATTTTTTTCTTTGTGATAGTTCTATTTTTTTGAACTCGTGATATACTGGTATTTTATTTTGTGGTAATCCTAATGTTTTTAATGAAAAATCATTCTTTAAAATAGCTATACAAATTTGTCTATAAGATGGAACTTTATTTAATTGTTCTAATCTCAAAGGTGCTTCATCAGGTATTCCATTGTAATAACACTTGGTTTCCCATTCCTGAATATACTTGTTTATTTTTATTTTCATAAATATTTACTATTTTATCTGCTATTAAATTTGCTCTATATCTTTGCTCATCTGTTAACATAGCCCAACTTTTTCGAGTAGTTAGTTCGTTATTACCATACAAATAGCAGCAACTTGCTTGACCTATCCACGCTTGTTTATTGCAACTATTATTACTTAAATTAATATTAGTAGCAACAACCCAATTAGTAATAACATTAAAAGCAGTTTTGAAAAACATATTTTCATTAGCTAATAATTCAGCGCCTTTTATAATATCACTATCTATTGGAGTAGTAAGTGTATACATCCCATTTTTATAATCTTCCCACTCTGTATAAGGTGTATATATTTGTTTCATAAAGCGAAAATACAAGTACTTTTTATAAGTAAAGAATTTATTTACAATTTAGAATGATTCTAAATAATTACTTCCTTTTTTGTTTAAAACTATCTACCTGCTTAAACTTGCTTTTTTGCTTGTCAATTTCATTGGTTATAATAAAGGCTAAATACGATGATAGATTTTTGGCACTAATCCATCTTTTAGTATTCTCATTATAATACCAGTTTTCAGACTTTGGTATAATGTAAGGAAATTGCTCTTTTAGTCGTTTTAAATCCATTTTAAGCCATTTTTAAATATATGTTACTACTAATACATCTTATCACTGCTAAACTAATAGCTTAATTACAGAACCATCACAAATGAAATTACCTATTTCTAATCTTAATAGTCTATTATCTTCAAATCGGTCGAAGTTTTTAGAAAAAGATACCTTTCTTTCTATGAATTTTAATTTCGCCCACTTTACTAATAGCTTATAAGCCATCCCTTGTGATACTCCTAATAATTTACTGATATGCTTTTGACCTGTTACTATTGATTTATTTACTGATTGAACACTTAAATTGTTATTATAAAAGCGATATTCTGCTTTTCTGATGTATTGCCCAGTTTCAATCTTATTTTTAATCTTAAAGTATTTGGTCTTTTGCTTTATTTTAAATTCTTGTCGCTTATAATTTGCTCGTGCGATTATGTATAGATTTCTTTCTACTAACTCGGATAAATTGCCAAATTTACAGAAAGAATATTGTTTTATATTTTCGAGTCCAAGAATAGCAAGTATTTTACTATATGGTGCTATTTTAAAGCCATTAGGGGTAACTTCTATTAAATTATGATTAATACCATAGTTAATTAGTTTTCGTGCTTTATAATCGCTTATTTTGAGTTTTTTAGATATTTCGTGTTTAGAACCAATAAGTACAGAATTTACATACTGCCTTTTCGCAGTAAAAGTAAACGATACAAAATTGATTTTATCTAACATATTATTCTCCAAACTCGTTTAAAAAATCTGTATTTATTTCTTTTGATGACTTTTTAAGTTTACTTTCTTTTGGTAGTTCCTCTTTTAAGTCTATTATTTTATTTTTATTGTAGATAATACCAACTTGTTTAAGAAATTCAGATGGTAATAAACTCCCTTTCATTCTATTACAAATCATACAAGATGCTACTAAATTAGCAAAAGTATTTTTACCTCCTCTAGATAATGGTATATAATGGTCTAACTCCCATTTCCTTACGTGTAAACTACAATTACAATATACACAACTAAAATCTGAAAATTTTAGAATAGTTAATACTTGTAATTCTGTTATTTGGCTGTTATCTCTAGAATTAGCACTTTGTGCTTTTTGTTTACATTGATACCTAACTAAAAATTCATTATCCTTTTTAGATACAAATTTATTTGTAGTAAAAGGGACTACTGAAATATTTGAATAAGGTAATCTATCATTTACAATTTTATAAGTT